CGATGGCTACCAGTAAAGACTTTTCTGCTGACAGCAAGCAGTTATTGCTATCAATCATGCTAAGTGGCATTCAGCAAAAGCATTCTGTAAAGCACAGGGTATTAAATTTAGAGTAGTTACAGAAGATGACCTTTTCTACAATGGACGTGGAAAGTAACTAAATAGATGTATGACAAAGAAACTTGAAGAATTATTTGACTTAGCATCCAGTGATGAAAATGAACTGAATGAACCTATTCCAGGCGTAGCACAAGAAGTTACTAAAGAAGCATTAACTAACTTAGAAAAGATTGAAACTGCTTTACCTACAGTTAGAGGATTAGAAGCATCTGATAGAGAAATGGATGAACTAAGTAAGAAAGCAGAAACTAGTTTCCAAGACTTAATGGACTTAGGTATGCAAGTTGATTCACGTTTTAGTGGAGATATTTTTAGTGTTGCTAGTAACATGTTAAATCATGCGATCACAGCCAAGACTGCAAAGTTAAATAAAAAATTAAAAATGATCGACTTACAATTAAAGAAAGCAACACTAGATCAACGTCAAGCAAAGGCTGATGAAAAGATCGATAATATTCCTCTAGGCGAAGGACAAAACTTAGATCGCAATGAATTACTGCGAGTTTTATCTGCAAAAAACTCAGAGGAATGATAAATATATTATACGGGAACTATACAATATGAAAAGTTTAAAACATTACATTGCAGAATCAGTCCATACTTATGATTGCACAATCAAAATTGCTGGTGACTGCGACAAAAATTTCTTAGAGTTATTTAAACATAACTTAAACAAGTTTGAGCCTAAAGAAATCAAGGGCCCAACAACTACACCGATTATGAAATCACCATATGGTTTCCCTAATCTTTCAAATGAACAAGTACACATATTCAAGTGTCAGTTTGCATATCCCGTAACAGAACCAATGATTCAACAACTAGCACAATTGCTAGGTCATAACATTAACTATGTAAGAATGGTTAACACAGCATTCGATGACAGTATAGATAACGAAATGGTTGGTTATGAAAATGAAATGGAAGATACTCCTTTATTACAACATGAAGAAATGAATGACAATGGAAAAGAAGCCAGTGAAGCATACGGTGATAAGTATTTAAAGAGTATTCATGACCACGCAGAACACAAGAACGTAGGTAAAGTAGGTTTACCTGCTGACCAAAAGAATACTAAAGATTCATT